TACTATAATAATTATAACACGTCGATTTCAGAAATTCGAAGATAATTATTTTTTTTTGCTGAATAAATGGTGATTCATCCCACGGAGCTAAAGCTCCGGGGAGTTCTCACCATACTTTTTAAAAATATTATGAAGTTTGATGATAGAAAATGTCTTAGTCTTCTTCGTAGTAAACCCGGTCAAAAGCAACTGCTCTGTTCTGTCTCGCTGTAGCAACAGCCTGGAATTCAATCCAGTCTGCATAGCCTCGACTTTTGGCTAAAAAATCTTTGAGCGGTTTGATATTCTGATTTATTGTAGTCACAGCTTCTACCAGATCCATATCAGGTGCAAAGTACTAAGCGGTATAGATTGCGTCGATTTTCGTACGAATATATGCTACTTCACGTCTCACAATCAAGCCACCTCTTTATCAGCTGAAAGAATCGGACACATACTGTAGTTACCTTCCGGTAAGATTGTTTCTGCATCTCTATATTCAGAGATTTTCTTATTGATGCGGTATGTTTTCTGCACCCCGAACTTATTGATCATTGTTACAGTTGCTACTGTTCTCTTGACAACTTTGTAGCTGTAAACGCAGTCGCTATTACAGATTGAGGTTGTTGTGTATGTTTTACCGACTTTGAATGTCTGCATATTCATTACCTCCGATTGTCCAATGTTGTTGTTTTCTTTACTGTAATTATATTATAACATATAATTTCTGAAAATTCGAAGATAATTTCAGATTTTTAGATATTCACTATCGTACTCAACTGTATGCCCTTAGCATTGTAGCTTTGTACATCATAGTTCTGTTCAATGAATATACGCTGAAATTCCGGAAACAGGTTTAGAAAGAATCGGATAAGATCTGATTTATCGTATTCAATTCCGAACCCGGTGATATTTAAGGCTACGGTGTAAGTGCTTTTATCGGTCTTGCTTAAATCCCAATACTCTGTTATCTCACTCTGTCCGCATAAATCCTCAGGACGCATGTTTTTGCTTGCTTTCAACAGTAAGCCACCGTATTTACTTATGATGTACCAGCGTGCTGCTTCTTCATCAGTGATTGGACGTTCCGGTTCATTGCTAAACTTAACCGTACCGTAATTCGGCAAATCAAACATCAAAGTCACTGATACTCTGTATTTGTATGTGGTTGTGTCGTCACCTAAATGTATCTTCACTGGATCACCTCAGATTATTCTGTTTTTTTTCTAAAACATCACGAATGTAGCCAGCTCTGATTGTGCGGACACCGTCTTCATCGGTATCAAAGGCACTTTCCGGGATATCTACAACTGCAACAGTTGATGTAGAAAGATTGTTGTTGTTGTAGATTTTCTCTAAATCACGATACATTGCCGGTTCGTAGTCGATGATGCTTTTTACATTGCCTGTTGTCTTGCTGCATCTTACGATCATTTTCATATTCATTACCTCCGAAAATTTAGTTGTTGGTTTCTATTCTTTACTGTGATTATATTATAACATACAATTTCAGAAAATTCGAAGATAATTTCAAAAGATGTGAAAAGAACATCCGCTCATTTCTGAACAGATGCTCTTTTCTGAAGTAGTCATGTGAAAGATGTTTCAGTATAAGCACCGAAGTACAGATACATGAATTTAAACACTTTCTCTCTGACAAACCGTTCAAGGCTGTCGTCAGCATCTTCTGCTAAATCGTCATGCCAAAACTCTGCAATGCTCTCTAAGATGATATCCGTTTCACAGAAAGGCACTGCTGTGTCAGAGTCAGGCAGCAGTAATTCAAGCTGTTTCATATCATCACTAAGTTTAATGATGGCTGATATCTGTTCACCCTGACGTCCCTGTATTGCACAATGCGGACCGCATGCGGTCATAAGCAAAGTTCTGTACTCATTTTCAACAGTACTTCCCGCCATCTGCATGAACCTGTCCCAGGTCGGTGCTACGTCTTTTAACTCATACAGACTTTTTACAAAGTAAGCATATTTTTTTAACATTCAATACACCCTTTCAGATCCCGTTTTATAATCCGACACAATTTGAATGATATCGGTGTAAGCAGTATTTCAGTTAAAATCTGCAACGCAATACCGAATATGAAATTTCCGATTATTGCTTCCGCTGTCATGTTCCAATTGTCTATATTCAAAGCTTTGCAGAAGGTGTCATTCGAAAACGGCACGAACACACAGAGTGAAAACAAACCAACGTCAAGTGCTTTTCCTGCTAAGCTGGATGCAATAGTGCGATAACAATAACTATTGTAGCGGTTATTAGTTTGCCGATCTTTGATTTTCTGAAATACTACATCATTCAAGTAATCACCGCACATATAAATGATCACAGACAGTGTCACTACATAGAAACCGCCTCCGAATATGAACTGAAAAGCAGTGTCATTTTCGGCAGCATAAGCAGGTCCCGGAACACAAGTGAGCCCTTTAGCTATGTAATTGACTATCAGTGCAAACACTGATGCTACAATGTTTGACACTCTCGAAGCACGGTATCCGAATATCTCTGAAAAAATATCACTAATGATATACGTAACTGTGAACAGCAGACTGTCTGCTGTCAGTGTTGTATTCACAGGCAGAAACGTGCTTGGCATTATGCCGGATGCCTGTATCACACATCCGGTTATACCGACAAGTGTTAATACAGTATGAAATGACCTGTACGCCTTGCACTTATGTGTAACACTGATAAAACCGACTATCAGAGTCACAACCAGCAGACTCAAACTCACCGGCTGAAACTCAATAATCTTGATCATCAACACATTGCAGAGTGCATAACAGGCTGTGTTAACTGACATAAGCACAGCAAAGCAGTACAGCTTGTTAGTTGTCTTTATATTTAATGTTTTTCTCATTATATATTTACTTAACCCCTTGAGACGGCACCGCTGCCGTCTGCTCTTTCCTGTTCATCCTTAATCAGCTGTCGAACAAGGTCTTTTCTGAACTGCACCGGCTTGCTTTCTATATATTCAGCTGAGTAAATGCCGGTTCTTGTCAGAATATACCGTATCTCACTGTTTATCTGATCGTACCTTGCTCTTAGATTTTCCCAGTAATTCTTTCCATTCTCTGAGGTTTTCTCTGGTCGGTCGAAAGTAGTTATCATCTACTGGAACAAAGCACCAGGCTGCCCCTCCGCATTTCGGACAAGTAATGTCACAATGTGTTGTCATTCCGAATTTGAAAGCTGATGTATACTCATCCTGCATTATCTGGGTGTCAGCCGGTGATACTTCATCGGCAAGCCAATCTACAACTTCACGGATATCTACAAAGTCCATACCGTCAACTGCTGCTATTGCAGAAGCTATCGGTATCAGCTTTTTTCTGTCCGGCTTGACTTTAGTACTTCTAAGCAGCAGATCCTTAGCTTTGTTAATATGCAGTTTAACGTTCTTGTCCAGAAACAGAAACTTATCTCTTGTGATCTCATGTGTAGTTATAAGCTCCTTGTCATCATCAGGACGCACTACCGGAACATCAGCAAGATTAACAGTACCGTTCCATTTTTCAACAACACCCTTGCCTCCGTTTTCATTAGTACAGTTGCTGCATATATAATGTCCCGGTGTGTAGAACGGACCCCATGTAAGCATTCTGAGATGACGTAACATCAACAGATAGTCAGGCTCATACAGTTCTTTAATATTGATTTTTGGTGTAACACAGTCCGGTAGAATATCATTGACCATTACTTTAGTAAGATCATCTGATGATGTTCTTAAAAGTTCATGTGCTGATGTGTAGCTTGACAAAGTAACCGTCTGCGGAATTAGTCCGCCATAGTCATACAGAAAATCGTGTTCTTCATTCATAAGACCTGTCATAGATTTATATTAACCCCCTGTTTAAAATAGCTTTTATATTTATATTATAACATGCTTGTTCGGAAAAATCGAAAATGAGTAATTAGCACAGTTGTCACAATGACGACTGTGCTATTACTATTTTCAGAAAATCTTAATTTCCCAGTGTTGTCTGATATAGGGCTTCGTAAGGTGCGTACTGATTCTGTAAGTTATTAGTACCATTAAGAATCTGTACCGGCACACGTACACTGAAATTAGAAATACGCTGACGAGCGTCACCGCTGCTGTTTTTCATGTACAGGTTAAAATACAGCTTTTCTTCCGGCGTTGAACCAATTTCGTTATGTGTGTTGTAACCCCAGTCTACTACAGCAAGCAGATTGCCGGAAACTACATACTGTTCAGAATTGGCTACATTCAGAACTTCGTGAACACCGGCAGTTGCACCGATTTTCAATATGAGTCCATCAGGAATGTACTGAATTGTATGCAAATCAACTGAACCTGTAGATACCGTTGAGTTATCCATTGTTTCCGGTGTAATATTCTCAAACTGGAACATCATCGGTGGAAACTTGATACGATTCAGCGATGCCCAGCAATTATCAACGCTGTTTGAATTATTAACATTAGCTTCATATCGAATACGTATATCCATCTCAGCCGATGTAACACCTTTTTCTCCCATTGTGATGCTTGCAAAACGTGCTTCCAGCTGATTACTGATGTTGTCATTCAATGTGAATACTTTATCTACTCTCATCCACGGATTTGAAAGTTCAAGTGTGTTGGAACCGGATACAAACTGACTTGAGTGCCAATGTCCGATATTTGTAAAGAAAGGTGTGTCGACAACACAGTGATCAACTGTAAGTCGGAGTTCCGTTGTAGACGTGCGTGAGGCCAGATCAGACGTTGTCGGAGTAGTATCACCGAGCAGGGTTACATAATCTACATTTCGGAGTGTGAATATGCTACCTCCAAAATACTGCTGATCATTATTTTTGTTAACAGTAACCCGTCTGTAATCCAGAACTACATGACCCTTAATGTCAGACAGTGTTTTAAACCCATCCACAGCCTGTTCCCACAATGAAGCATCACCGTTCAGAACAAAAGTAGCAGTGCCAGTAAAATAGGTCTTGCTGAACTCACTTAAATCTCTCGGAGCAGAGATATAAAAAGTAGGTGCTTCCTCAGTATTAAGCTGATAGCCGTTATTTTGAATAGTTGTGTACAGACTCTTCGTGATTTTAAGATTACCATCACTTGTACTTTTAACAACAGCCATCGGATCACTTGTTTCAGTATCAGCCGGACACTTTACAAGTCCATACATCTCAGCTGATGCAGGGATACCAAATCCACGTTCTACCGACTGTAATGCAAACCATGCTTTTGTGCTGTCACCGTCGACAACACCTCCGCGGGATTCAGTATCTTCTGAATATTTATCTGTCGGTTCACCCGTCGGATTTTGCTTAGCATAGCGTACAATACGTGACGCACCTGTAGTTGATGTTGTTTCACCGCTGTATATACAGCTGTAACGTGCTGACACATACTGTGTTATAGATGCAAACGTGCCTGTAACACTGCCAGCAGCTGTACCGCTTACATTACCTGTTACAGTACCTCTAACTGCGATCGTAGGACCGCTGTCTGTAGTACCTGAAACTTCACCGGTTACAGTACCGGACATAGCTCCGGTGAGTGTACCTGCTATATTACCGAATGATGTTTCAACTGCTTTCAGTGTCGGATCATCCGCAGCAACTGTAGTACCGGCAGTCACCATTTTAAGGTCATCATTAATAACCCAGAAATAATCACCAAGTTCGTACCTGATTGTATGATGTTCTCTGAACCAGTCAGCAGCCTCACTCACAGAACGAAACGGTCCGTACTGTCTGTGCTGACTGTCCGGATTGCACATATAAGCATATGTTTTTTCAATCATGTATGCCTGCTGACTTGTAATGAAACCGCTTGTGCCACCTTTTTCAAAGTCCAGTTCAGGGAAGCGCACATCATGATAATCATAGTGGCGAACAGTTCCGCTGATTGGAATAGGTTCACACAGTACTTTTTCAATAATGTTGGAACCGCTCAGGGTACTTTTACTGTTTGCAAACGGAAAGTGTGTATCACGTGCCTCAATTTTAGCACTTGCATCTTCATCAGTTGCATAAGCCTGTTGATAGAAAATTGACGGATAGTCGTTCGACGGACCATTGTCAATTTTAAGAGCCTGAGTTACATCACCCTCACCCTGATTAAGACCAACAGTAGTGATAATACCTCTTGTAGTCTTTTTAGGATCAACTGTAGCACCGTCAGGCTGAGCAGCTAACCCGCGGATCAACTTTGCAATAGTTGAGTTCTTACTAAGCCATAATGTATCAGTAATATCACGCAGATATCCAGATGCACCCGGAATTACTCCGATACCGTATATATGTCCGGCTTCAGCATCTCCTGCACCAAGCAGTGTATCATAGTTCTCAGCACCGGATACAGCGTCAATCGGAAGAATACGTGTTTTTGCTGTGTTATTAACTACTAAGAACGTACCGGTTTTATTACGTGTTACTGTGCCTAAAAGCAGCTGTGACACATCCGGCAAAGCATCATCTACAATAATTGCTACACCGTTGTATATGCCGTCAACAGGCGGATTAAGACGTTCATCATGTGTATTTCCAGTGCTGTCTACATACATCACTCCGAGTTTAATGAACTTACTCACTATCGGATTTGATGCAACCTGTTCCGGGTTAGTAGCGGCTGCGTCTACGTCGGCAATACTTAAAACATCAGATGCGGCTAGTTCAATAGGTATTGTGGATTCAACGCAGTATCCGTTGATAATAGCACTTCCCTTGGATATCTGTATAGAACCATTACCGAGTACAGTCAGTTCAAAATCAGTATCTGACTGCGTACCTGTTGCAGTTGCAGGAAACCGCCAGTTTGACGGATTTGCATATTCCTGATAATTTATAAACGAATTAAGACCGGCACTGACATACGCAGTTTCACCTGTAGTCTGATCAATTACAGTAGAAACACCGTACCTGCTGTTAATACGGTCACGTGCAGTCTTAGCATAATCAGATAAATCAGCACGTCGGCTGCACAGAGTGTTTAAAGCTATTCTCTGATTATATTCTGTGATCAATTCACCGCCAGCTCGGTCAGATGAATATGGTACAACATAGGAATCTCTTTGCGAGTATGCGTACCATACACGTGAGTTCGAATCTGTAAGCGATGACATTGGAGTAGTAGGCATTTAAATCAACCCCCAAATCCGTTATCTTCTTTCTCAGAAATCACCATCGGTCTGTGTCCGGAGGCAGCTGTAGCATTAAGAGCTACCTGAAAACCGATGTACATGTCACCGGCTCCGTCACGATTGTTTGTATGAACAGTGTTTTCTGTTACTACATATCCCTTTGCGGTAAGCTTAGCCTTTTCTTCATCACTTATAGTGTTCGGAAAAGTTGTGTACTGCATGCCGTTACCGCATCTTTTCTGAAACTCAGATATAACCTCAGAAGCGAGAATCGGCATGAGTTCAGGTGTAAGTGAAGCCTGAACACGCTTGTTGTAATCAGCGGCAGGTTCAATCTCATTAATAAGAATATCAGCCATTGATTAACGCCTCCAGTTCAGCGATCGAAATTATCTCGATTCCTGTTTCAGCTGAAAGTGCCTGACTGTTCTTGTTGCCACCCTTACGCTGTGCAAGAATATAGTCAGCCTTAGCTGTTGTATCATCTGTGTATTCAACACAGTCATACTCACGTGCAGCATCACCACAGTCCATGTTGATGATTAAAAGCTTCTTATCAGCTGTCTTTGTCGGTTCTGCTGTAGCTTCTACTGTAGTTTCAGTTTTAACATTCTCAACAGTGTTTTCAACATCTTCGGCTGTTTCAACACTCTCAACAGAGTTTTCAACAACAGGTTCAGTTTCAACAGTTTCCACTGAATTTTCAACAGGTTCTGTAGTTTCAACATCTTCCACAGAGTTTTCAACAGGGTCAGCATCAACAGTTTCTACTGTAACTTCCGGCTGATATGCTTCTGTTATATTCTCGCTGAGAACAGCTGTTTCAGCAGTTTCGAGTTCTGAATCCGCATTGTTAGTGTCCTTGGGAGACACCTCTTCAACTTCTTTCTCAGCTACTACAGGTTCTGTAGCCTCTTTTTCAAATTCTACTGCACCTGTTTCCGTAACAGCCGGTGCCGGATCAGATACAATCTTTTCACAGAACGGTGATGTACACTTGTAGAACAGCGGTAAGTCACTGTAAATCTGTACTTTCTTGAGCGGATTGTTACAGTTCGGACATGTACAAGGAATCGGATTGATCATTGTAGAGGTCTGATACGGTAAAAGCTGATTATTGAATAGCTTGACCATATTACCCGGCTGATAATAAGCCATATCACGCAGATCGGCTCTTGTGTATGTGTTGCCGTCAGAACACTCCATTCTTAATACAAGAGTTCTGTCAAGCAGATCCCATGCTGTCTTCTTGATCTGAATAAGTTCAGGCACTCTGAATTCCTCTCCTGTAACAGTATTAATCCACACAGCATCATACTGAGCAAACTGATTCTTAGTAGAAATAAGTGAGTCGCCGGCAGTATTCTCATTCATTACATACGGAATTGTTAAGAATCCGACTGAACGGAGAAGTGTAAGCTGTTCATTAACTGTGAAAGCTCTTGCCGGTGATGTAAGAGAATATACAAAAAATGACTTAGGTCCAATATATCCCTTAATCTCTACCGGAATACCGAAACTCTTGATCTGATTCGGTACATTCGGGAGTGCTACTGAAGTCAGCTGTCCCTGTTCATTATAATTGACTGTTCCTTCTTCAAGGTTGAGTTTTAATCTTATCATGACTTTGAAATCGCTCCTTTGTTTAAAAAATTAATTGTAAGCGTTATATATCTATTATATCGTTTAGAAGACATATAACCCTTTTACCTTGTTTACATACCATTGTAACCATGGCTGATTCAGTGTTTCCATTGCTGTCTTATAAGACTCACACACTCTGTCTGGTGTCATCTGTAGTTTCTTAGCTACTGTGTTAATACTCCAGTACGGTTCGTTGCATGTTCTGTTCAGCATACCAACAACAGACAGCTGTTCGTGCGTACACACCGTACACAGAAACTCATATGTATCATATCTGTCACGATCTACAGCATAGTCACCGACAAGTGTGTCGGTTAGCTTGACTTCAGTTTCCTCATTTTCATACTCAGAAAACGGTATGTCTTTCGGAAGACTGCGTGCCATTCTGTCTCTGATGTAGGACACCGCAAAAGTACCGAGATTGCTGTAAGCTTCTACTTTAAACACTTTAATAGCATCCATAAGTCCGATAATACCGGCATCAAAGATGTCAGCCTTGGTATCCGGATCTAAGTAGTAACCCTTGAAAAACCGATGAAACACATAGTGTATCAGCTTTTCATTACGAGTAACTAACTCATTCCTTGCTTCAATATCACCCTCGAATTTATAAGCGCATAAGAGCTTATAATTAATCTCATTATTGCTCATTGTAAATCACCCCACGTTTTTCTCATACCATTGTTTTACGTTTTATCCCGCCATTGACCATTCTCTCTCTGTTTAATATAAAGTGTCTGTACTGATTCCGCTACCCATGCTCCTTCAGTACGTTTATAAATAGTTCCATCTTTAACCCATGCAAGGCGTTCAGTACCGTCTACAAGTACCTTTTTATATCTATATACGGATTTGTCAGTAGTCGCCATATACCATCACCAGCCAATCCCTATAGAACCTTCCGGAATGTCACCTGTCGGCTCTGTAGTTGATATATAAAGACGTGTACCGTCAGCTGTCTGAATATAATTGCAGTCATTAGCTCCCTTGCCGAAACGTGCACCTTTAAGCACATCTACAGACTTGCCTGAACCAAGTCCTACTAACATATCAAGCCATGTAATTGTATCAGCTTCAATAGTACCGCTGTTACCGCTGAAATCAAGAATTGATCCGGCTGCACTGATAACAGAAACACTCATTGTTTCAGTACCGTCCGGCAGCTTAACTCTTGATGCCCATATCGGCAGTGCTGTATTATTAACGATCATCTGTTTACCCGAACGTGTTTCAGCTGAGTAGTATGCAGTGCTGAAGAAAGCTTTAGGGTCTGTCTTAGCACTCAATATCAGTGATGATGACATCGGAGTATTCGGAATCTGTCCGGATGTGTAATGCACGTCATTCTTTGAGTACAGATGCATAGTAGATTCAACACCAAGCTGACGCTTTGTCGACGGACTCATAGCAACTGACATGTCATTTCTGAGTACGCATTCCTGTAAAAATCTGATCATGCTGAGTTCCTGATAGTCCTCATGTACATAATCAGCAATGTTCCATCCGAAATCCGCAAAAAACTGCTTAGCTGACATCTGTGTAAGTACCGCAGGTGCGTTGTAGAAATAACTGCCATTTGTGTTCGGCAAATCCTGATTGTATCTCGGAAAAGCTGAATTATATGTTGCAGGATGTCCAGCAACGGCACTGACATTCGGCTGATCAGTCCATACCATGCCGCTTGCAAGAATAACTGCTGAATCAGACTGTTCAAGTACAATATAACGATAGTTTTTCTGATATCCCCAGGCACCGGATGAATTATGTTTAATATCTATCAGCATACCCGGTGTTATACCTGTTTCACGCATTGTAAAACCAGTTGTCTGTGTATCACTGATATACACGTTCGGATAGACCTTTGCACTGATTACTGAGTTCCATGTACTTCTCGGAATTGAGATCATGTTCGAGTGCGTATTGATAACTGAGGTGACTCCGGACGTAAACTCAAGATACATGTTCAGGTTAGTTGTAACTATCAGCTCCGGCTGAGTGCCGGCACTGTTTACAGTGTTAAGAATATAGAATATCTTATATCTTGAAGCCGTGCCCATAACAAGCAGTTCATTCGGATAGAGTTCAGCACCGTTGACTTTTAAAACACCGTTTGTCACACTCTTAGTTGATATTCCGGATAAATCAACAAGCCACTCAAAAGTACCACCCTTGTCCATGACCCACTGTGGCACGTTCATACTGATATAAGTGCCCCTCCTGTTAAGCTGAGCACCTGTACCTCCGTCGTGAGCGGTATCACGTGTACACATATACAAGCCGTTGCAGTCCGAATCAGACTGATTATAGATCAGATAATAGTCACCTTTGACAACATTCGACTGATTCAGATAAACAGCCATACGCAAACGTCCCTGTCCACCGGCTACATCAGCATCAGCATCGACCCACCGTGATGAATTAAGTGAGTTGTTTCCGGTATGATTTAACCGACATTCAGACGGACAGCTGTGACCCCACCAGCTGCCGATATAGTCAGGCAGTTTCTTATCATACATATACAGAACACGTCCGTAGTCAGTACCGTAAGTGCGTGAAAAATCAATGATTTTCTTCATCTTAGGACGTGACATCGGTGATGAATTTCCGATATTGACAAAGCCTGTCTGTTTGTTTACCGGAATAATATAAAAGCCTTCAGACCTTCCCGGATGACCTGAATAATCAAGTCGTCCGTCTATTAAATAATAATAGTTACGTTTTTCAGTATCAGGAATAGCATCTTCCTGAGTACGCACACATTCAATGCCTGTAAAGCCGGCTACATACTCATCGTATGTGAACGCATACTGTCCAAGCTGTTCAAAAACACCCGTGCCGTTTAAAAGATCCGGACTCAGATAACCGAACTGTGAAATCATAACTGAACCGTCCGGATGTGATACAAGTCCTCTGAAATCAGCCGGTGCACCATTACCACCGACAGACATCCATATATAGCTTGTAGCATTCATGCAAAGATTGCTCAGGTCAACGGTTTCTTCCATAACCTGTTCAGATGACTCTCCACCTGTACCAATAACCATGCCCTGTGGTCCGAAATAAAGCATAGGATCATCGTTAGAAGTATATCCAGACAGACTAAGTCCTCTGACTAAGACCCACAGACCCGGACTCGGCTGTAATTTTGACACAGCATCAAGGTACTCAATAATATCCGGATATGCTGCAAATGTAAGATAACCGCTCGGTGATGACGGACCTTCTGTACGAACTCCGTTCTCATCAGAAACATAGCATGTAAATATACACTGAAACGCTTTGTCAAGCAGTTCTTTGTTAGCACCTGCTACAGCTGTTGCTGCTGAATACTTATGCACATCGTTTTTAAAAGTATGCACATATGCATCATAATTGATACCGACAATCGGTGTAGCACCATAAGTAGCACCAGGAACATCGACAGTAGCTGTGTAAAAAGTAGTGTCTGATCCTTGTACCGGTTCCCATTCAATAGCATCAGACGGAATCAGTACCTTTCTTGTTATACCGTATGTAACTAATGTAGAATACACCTGAGGTGTAACTTTATTCGAGTCGATGTTTGGATTTTCTTTAAGGAATTCCTCATACGTACTCCATCCGACTACTCGACCCATATTATAGGTTTTCGTGCTCATTCTCATTCCCGCTTTCTCATAAACAGTGTTTTTCCGTATATCTAAGAATCAGCAATGTATCTAAACAGCTGATTCTATCTTAAAATATATTTATATTATAACACAATAATTTTAAAAAGTCGAATTTACGGTTTTCTGAAAACAAAAACAGCCGTACCGGCAAGTGATTCGTCAAAAATCAGCTTGACAGTACAGCTGTCTATAATTTCATAAGGCACACTAAAGCTGTCACGATTCTGAACATTAATCGTGACATCTGCGATTTCAGTTGTGTTCCAACCTGTAAAGCTAACATACCAGCTTTCTGAAGGCATAGTTTGAGTATATATTAATCGGCTGTAAAGACTTCCTATATCTACAATCTGCACATCAGAGTCAGTACGTCGGCATGCTTCATAAATTTTATAATTCATAGTGTTCCCCTCAAATCTCTATTCTCTCATATTTAATCTATCTACGTAACATATATAGTGCTTTAAAGTCAGCTTCTGTAAGATCATTAACGTCTTTTCCCGGTAGCATCGGTACAGAAGTAACATAGCCTTGCAGCTTACTTTTTAACTTTTCAGTACCTTTAGCACCGGCATCATCACCGTCAAGGCATAGTATATACTTACGTAAATCAGTAGTGTTTAAAAAATCTATCTGTGTCTGTGATCCTGTACCAAGCAGTGCGACAGCCGGAATACCCCAGCCCCAAAGTGTAAGTGCGTTGATAATAGACTCTACTACAACAACCTCACGTCTGTTCGGAAACATCTTCTGAAACTCGTACAAACCGTATATCGGCTTTTCAACTCCAAGCGGATAATGATACTGCTTATACTTTATTTTACGACGCACTACAAAGCAAACAGAACCGTCAAGTCGCTTAACAGGAAACGTAACAGCTTCCTGTACACCGTCATATCCGCAGTCAAAGGCTTTCTGAATGAGCGGTTTAATGCCTCGCTTATCCAAATAATCAACGTGTAGCACACGATAAGCTTTCAGTTCTACGTCAGACACTAATGTCGGTGCTTCGGTAACTCTCGGTTTTAACTGAACTAATCCACGGTAATCTGTAAAAGCTACATCAGAAATCTGCTGTATCAAAAACAAATCATTGTCGTCACCGACATTATTCAGCCTGTTGACGAGCTGAATGATAGTACCGCTTGCACTGCATGCAAAGCAATGATACAAGCCGTATTCCGGCTTGCTCCTGTTATTACAGATACCAAATGATGAGTGCTGTTCGTTACCAAATCCGTGAAACGGACACTGCGTAACAATATCGTCCTGAGTGTACGACACTTTATTAAAATAAGGTGTGCTGTTTTTCAGCATTTCAAATACTGAATCTACGTCAATAGACGAAAGTACAACCTTTTCTTTCCTTTTAGGTTCCATAGTACGCACCTGCATTCGGATTAGCAGTGCTACCGTTTGCAGCATCGCCTATGAACTTGACAATGCCGACATCCGGATTCCACTGATAGTCCAGTTTCGCACCGGTTCTGCCATAGCGTGATTTCAATACCTCGACTCTAAGTGTATCACGCTTTTCCACATCCGGATATGCTAAAGATGCTACAAATGATGCATTGATATTAACACCGTCTGATCCACGAGCGGTTTCAAGACCCGGATTAGCTGATCTGTCTGCACCACCTCTGTTAGCTTGCTGTGTGAGAACAACAGGACAATGTTCATCGACGCTGATAGACATCAAATCTTCGGAGATATCCGTAGTCATAGCCGCATCCGACTTAGTACGTGCATTGATACGTTCTGACTCTACATAGCCGATACCATCAAGATAGACAGCATCCAGCTTATCATTTCTAATCCAGTTAGCTATCTTATTTGGTGTAATATGTCCACCAAAATCACGCTTTGATCGAACTATAATACCACTCTTATGACTGAACTCTTCGATATATTTATTGTAAATAGTCATATCAACAGGTTCGCCTTTACGCAAAGCTGAATTAGAAAGTCCAGACAGCATAGAGTCCATTCTTAAGCCGATATTATTAGCACCCATTTCTATGCTAAGAAATCCGCATTTGAAATTAGCTTCCCATGCTGCAAGACACGATTTAATGAGTACCCATGTTTTACCCATGCCCATTCTGGCTAAGAATGATGCAAGCTCTCCGCTTTTAGACCATCCCCCGATTAGCTTATCAATTTCCGGAAACCCTGTCGGAATGAATACTTTCGGATTGTTAACAGCTTCTTCATATTCACGTCGTCTGTCTTTGATGTGACTGAATATATCATATGCATTAACTGTCGGTATAATTTCACGAAGCTGTGCTAACCGCTCTTCAAAAAATCCTAAAAGCTGTATGCCGTCATCTGCAAACTTGTTCTGTCCGTTTGCAATCATCTGATTTATCTCTTTAAATATGTACGCTTCTTTCAGACGATATATTAAAAAATCTACATCTTTACTTACTCCGTCAAGATCCAACTGGGGCAGGTTGTTAAACTGTGCAATCATCTCACCGAGATTAACATAGCCGTGTTCAGCGTAACGGTTAAGTAAGAATGTTAAGTAATTGTAGTCAAGTCCAAAATAGGAGTATGTGCAAACATTAGCACGTTCAAACTCCGGTATTGTGGAATTGTCAAGAACCATTCTGAAAATTGCTTGCTGTGGTATTGGTATCATTGCTCAAAATTTCCCCTTTTCCAACTTAATTTGGTAGTGCTACTAACACACCTTGCTTTGCTCTTGTTACAGCAGTGTATAACCTTGCTTTATCCATATATTTCGATGGAACATATATTACATTGTCCCATTCAGAACCCTGACTCAGATGTACAGTAATTGCATAAGCATGTTCAATTTTCGGAGGACGGCATTCCGGTGCTATCCGCTCCGGATGTGCAGCACCTACAAATGTAAAATCTCCTAATTCATCTGTATGCATAACACAGTTAATCAAGGTACCTTGTAATTCTGAATGTTTAATCTCAGCGATAACACCCTGTGCACCATTAGTTAGTGTAAAGCCCGCATCACTTGTAATAAGACTATTTGTACGACAGATAATTTTATCACCCTCTACAAACTGCTGAGTCGTAGACTTGCCTTTAAACCATAAGTTACGCATGTAAGAGTTCAGACTTTCTCTTGTTTTATTAGTATCAGCAAGCACCTGGTCTGCATACATAAACTCGTTATCAGCTATGCCACCGTAACGTACCTGACATGTTCCGAAAGTACCCGTCGGAATGGAACCGTTTAATATCTGCTGTGACAGCCAAATTACAGGGCTGTCTTGTGCCTGTCTGACAACCTCAGTAAGATAATAATCGCATTTGTCAAAGACAGTATTATCATTAACAGGGTCAAGCTGATTCGGATCACCGACTAACAATACAGGCACACCGAATGACATAATATCATCCAGCAGCTTTTCTCCGACCATTGAACCTTCATCAACGATAAACAACTTGATCTTTTTAAAACTGTCAGCCGGCTTTAGCACGTATTCAACTGATTCTTCGTCCTTTACTTCCTCTTCTAGACGCTGATAATTTAATATCCGGTTAATTGTCTCTAACATCTCAAAAGGATCAGTCAGCGAATCAATATCTTTTCTGATAGCCTTAGTTTTCGGCTGATATATCTGAGAATGTATAGTATGTGCTTCAAGTCCGGCTTTAATAAGTCGGTTAGCTGCTTTGCCTGTCGGAGTCATAAACAGACATTTCTCATAGCCGACATGTTCAGCTATAAGCGGAATAAGCCAGCTCTTGCCCGAACCGGCAGGTCCACCGAGTCGAAATATCATAGATTCTTTGTTATCGACCCATCGACAAATCAGTTTATTAGCTGTTTCCTGTCCGGCTGTCATTGACATTTAAATTCCTCCCTGTATTTGGCAGAACGTGCTATACGGTGCAGTACACTGCCAGCACAATCAAACGGATTAGCAACAGATGATGTAATTACGGTGATACCACCGCAATACTGGCGCATATCAAATATAGTCTGTAACAGCATATCGTCTTGCTGTGTGAGATATGAGAAAACGTCATCAAGCACAAGACATTTACACCGCTTGATCTCTTCAAGCCGTTCCGTTAGCCATGCATCCATACCGTATCGACTCTTGTTATGCATGCAGAGTTCAAACGCTGTTGTAAACAATCCGATATCATCAATATTAACACTGTCACGGTATCCATTCAGATACGACATCAGTATAGCGGCTGCATTTGTAGTTTTACCGATACCGTTGCCGTACAGATAAATGATACCTGTAGAACTGAATACGCTGTTGCATATAGTCTGAACTCCGGGTGTCACATAAGAAATATCAATCTTACGCAGTTCTACCGGTAAACCACTTTGTTCAATTAATCTATCCAGCTGTTCTCGCATCCTTTTAACTGATCCTCCAATCTCTTACGTGTTTCTGGATCACGTATCAGCTTCTGCCAATACGGATCCTGATAAAAACTTATATTATCATACATCATATCTTGTTCTTTAGTAAAATACACATGATTCCACTTACGCTTAGTCGCTGTCATAAACAAATAGCATAGATCAGACACAGATACTTTAGGTTTACGTGTTTCAAGACGACGTACCGTCGTTTTCTGTGCTTTACCCTGACCCTGTATATCAAAGGCATTAACAAGTTCATCTATGCATGACTCCCAGTCACTGACACTTAATTGTTTATTCTTGGACAGCCTCATATATAAATATTCTGCTACACAATGTGCAAGTCTGTCATCTTTCGGCAGATGCTTAATTGCATAGTTAAAGTATGGTTGTTGGCGTGATTCTGACATATTATAGACACCTCAAAAGTTACATTAATCACCGTTTTCAAAATTTCCAATCTCTTTCATAATGTTTGGGTCAGTATATCTTTTTAAAACAGCGTCAATCGGAAAATCAGGCATCCTCTCAGAGCAAAGTCGAAGAAATTTCGGAACACATGTAGTGAACTACCACGGAGCTAAACCTCCGTGGCTTCTTGTTTCATAGATTTCAGTTATTATCACACTAATACTAGCAGTTTTCCTAAAATCTCCACAAGCGTGTTAGATTCGGGC